GTTGTCATGGCTTCGTCAATGCGCTTATTCAGCCCGATTGCCGCGCCCTTCATGGGGTAATTGACAGGGACGTTCATGTAATCAACTGCCATGACCCGCACTTGCTCATTGCCCCAATTCAAATCATCCGAATCGATGGACGCAATGCGACCCGTCCAGATTTCCTCGTTGAGACTTCTAAAGGTTCCCCGCACACGAATCTTTGCGCCTTTATTCCAGCCCGTCAGAGTTGCTAAGCCGCGAATAGAATCCCCGCCCATAGGCGAGAATTGCTTACTCTTGTTGTTGATCGTGATGTTCAGGATACCAAGCACGGCAACGCGGTTCTCCGGTCGCCAGCCGCCCAAGCCGCCGTTCCCCTTGATATCTCCGACAACATACGCGCTGATGTCTACCCATGCCGAGCCGTCGTAATATTCGGTAATGATGGAATCGAGATATTCAGCTTGCGCCATTAGTCCCGCACCTTCGCAAATTCAACCGCAAGGATAGACGCGAGTTTGTAATAGTCAAATCCCATGCTCGCGCTTGCTTGCGCGTTATTGACCTGCGAGCCGCCCGGAAGGTTTACCAATTCCGCGCCGCGCTCCCCTACCCAAGTCAGCCCGCCTGCGGGCCCGCCGCTTGCGCGTCGTGGTGCATTACCGCCGCCGGAACTTGGGCGATTGGAGTTATAACTTCCCTGTGAGATTTGCCCTAAATTTGTGCCGAGTGTATTGTCTACCATCTGCCAAAATTGAACAGCCGCGCCCTCCCATGCTTCACCGAGGGCACGCCCAATACCGTCACGGATTACGCCGGTCAAGGCGGCTTTCAGCGCGTCACCCAATGCGCTCCAATTTGTACGGGCAATCAGGTCAATCAGTGCCTGTAAGATATTGACGCTCGAATCAAGCGCGGCGCGTGTACCGCCCGCCCAGTCCACTGTTTTTATCCATTGCGCGAAACTGGTAGAGATTTGATTCCAATCCACACTAGCTACCCAATTCTCAAAAGCCTGTGTCAATGCAACGGGGTCAAGGTTTGGGAGTAGGTTCTGTAAATCACCCCATAACTTTGACCAGTCACGGTTTGCTATATCTTCGATAAGCGTCCCTAAACTTTCGCCGATCTTCGCGATACCCTCGGCAACCCAGGGGGACTGTACCCACTTCGTAAATGTTTCAAGTAGGGATGTGGCGCCGGGTAGGAGTGGACCAGTGAAAGCGTTTGCAAGCCCTGTAAACGTCAAGTCTACTTCGTTTAGGTTGCGCTGGAATTCTTCGTATTGCGTAGGATCTAACACAAGCCCGAGGGCTTCAACCTTTTTCTTTACTTGGTCAATGCCGCCCTCGTTCGCCATGGTGTCGAACACATCAACCAGCTTCGCGCCGGAACGCCCAAAGATATTCGTGAGGAAGTCAACGCGCTCTGTCTGTGTCCCAAACTCGGCATACTTTTTGCCGATGTCATCCATCAACGCGGACTGATCGCGGACATTCCCTCCCGCGTCCAGGACATCAATACCAAAATCTTGTAACGCCTTGCCCGTGGTGGATAGCTCGCCAGTAGAATCAAGCAAGCCTTTCGACATAATGACGGTTGCGCTCGAAAGGTCGGATATTTCCACGCCCGCTTTTTTTGCAACAAACGACCATGCCGCTAGTTTATCCTCTGACATTCCCGTGACATCCCCAAGCGCGTCCATGCCTTCAGTCCATTCACGGGTACGGTCTACCGCACCGGTGATGAGTCCTGTAACGGCATCAATGCCCGCCATGAGCATACCGGTGTCAAAGCCTATGGGGATTACGAGTTTTTCAAGTAGCATGTTTTTTCTTTTTCTTTGGCTTGATTGCGGCTTTCACAATCTTCATGTTTTCTTTGATCTGTTCGGGGGTCTGCTGTATAGGGACACGCTCGCCCCAATAATCAGGGAGTAAGTCGGCAATCTTCGGTATTTCTTTGAAGCGACCGACAACCGCAAGAGCCTGAATTATTTCGGCGGTTCGTCTGTCGGCTCTCTCTTCTGGAAAAGGCTCTTTCTCGTAAATCGCTTGCCAGTGGACATACTCGCTATGGGGCATACTTGCGAGCATTGATTCTACTGTGCCGGCTCCCAATGCCCGGCAGAGTTCATAATCAAATCTTCCGTTTTTTTTAGCTCTGCGGTTGCATCCTCAACGGCTTTTTTACCAAGCGAGTTGAACTCGAATACCTGCTTGACGATTTGCTCCAGGGTGGAGATTGCAAGCGTGCCGACTTCCGCGCCGGTTAGCATGGTTTCGCCGTTTTCCTGAACGATGGAGTCAGCGATTACCTGAAAGATGTCCGCGCCTTGCAGGTCACGCCCACGCAATCCCATTGCATATTCAGCCGACAAGGCGCGGATAGTGAGACTTCCACCATCTACATTGATGGTGGTTGTCTTTGGCTTCAAGAGTTGATCGCGTGTCAGCATTACGAGCTCAACGAGAATGAATCAGTGCCGCGGAAAGTGATTTCAGCCTTGAGAACTTCCGGCTTCTGCGCGTCGGCGGTCATGGGCTTGATGTTCGTGACAAGTGCGCCGAACTGGTCAATATTCAGGGAGTCATACGCCAGGGTATAACGTCCGACGGTTCCCGCTCGCATCTTGGTATAGAGCGAGGCGATGTTTGCCTTGACGTAATTTAACGTTGCTTTGAACTCGCCGATTTCAGCCAGCTTGCTAGAAACAAAGGTGCGATGTCCGCCCGTGCCGTGATGCGTGGATTCCACTGCAGGAACTGACATTTCCGGCGGGTCAACGGATACAACTTCGCCGACTGTACCGCCGGAGTCAGACAGGATAACGCCGTAATTAGTTTGTGCCATGTTTTATTACTCCTATTCCCAAACGAAAAATTCGACAATGCGCCGGTATTTATTCGCTTCTGGGTCTTTGAAATCGCTGATATTTTCAGCGGTTATCAATTCAATATTACTTTGATTCAAGTCAAGCGCGGCGCGTACCTGGTCGCCCAACGTAACTGCGCCCGCGTAGGTGTTCGCCCAACAAGAAACCTGCAAACGCCTTCGCACCATATCCGAGCCGCCGTGATGTCTCATAGGTATCTCGCTGATAAACTGATACACCATGCCGGGCAAGGTTGCGCCCGTTGGCATGGACAGCGGATAAGCCGCGCCGACGCTTGCGAGTTTTGAGGCGATTACCGATTCGATGGTCATTTCGTGATGTCTCGCATATTCTTTTCTACACTGTCAACGATTGCGGACAGGGCTTGCAATTCCGCCTCATCGAATGCGGGTCTTAGGAAAGGTTGCGCCGCCATTTTATAAGTACCAAACTCCACATAAGAGGCATACGGGGCTTCAAAGCCGATCTCTACATCGTTGCCAGCCTCTTGCACGAATACGGTAGATCGTAAAAAGCCAGTGTCAACGGGGCAATTATTCTCTGCCTGTTGTGCAATGACTAACGCGCCCTCGGCTAGATCGTCAACTGTGAAAGCCAGCCCGAGCGCGTTCAATTGCGCTGTGAGTTTCGCCATTCCTGCGACTATTGCGGGCATTATCTGATTTCCTGTAAGGCGGCAATTTTTACATTGCGCCCGATCTGTATGCCATCCACGGAAAACGTGACGTTGCGCCCAATCACCTTATCCCCTACCGCAATGGACTGACTCGCGGCAACCCGTAGAACGGCATCCGATTCAATTGTGACGATTTCGCCGCGCTCGTTGCGGTATTGCTTCTCAGTGGATAAGCCCGCATAAATCAGGTTGCCACTATCGAAAGAGTCAATCACTTGCCCAAGGCTATCTTGTCCGCTGGTATGCGAGAAAAGCGTAACTTGATCGTTGAAACTTTCCTCTTGCGTGGTGGTCATGCGGGCGACTTCGCCGGTTGTGAGTTTACGCATTTACCACTCCAAGTTTTTGACCTGCCAGGAGTGACACAAGTTCTTTGCGTCCAAATCCACCACGCTCTGCAATTCTTTCGAGTGTTTGACCATTTCCAAATTGATTCGCATATTCTTTATAAGCAATCTCTGCGAGCCACCAAGGGATTACACAACCTTTGTGTTCTCCGTCATGCTCTGACAGAATAGGAAACGGGCGGGAATCGTCCATTATTCAGTCCAATCCGGGTGATCATCGGAGGTGTTGATAAGGATGGAGTAATTAGGGAGGTATACAAGCGCGTCGTTCATCGCCTGCGAGTAGTTATCCATAATCATTTTGCTTTGTTGGGATCGGGAGAATGACGCATTATCCGCGCTGAAATCGTAATCAAGTGAGACATCATTCAAAGCCTGCCGCCATACAGCCAGGTCAGCAATTGCGTGTAACTTCTTGGTATTGGTCGCTTCGGCTTCGGTGTCAACGCCGTACCACTCGAGGGTTTTGTCAGTGATGGCGACAATTTGCAAGCTGTCTGACCAGCCTAACTGAGTCTTGACCTGTGAAAAATTAGAGGTGATATACGCGGCGAGTGTCATAAAGTAACCTTACCGCCGCACCGGGGAAAAGGTAAGTCCGGTGCGGCGGTGTTACCAACTTATCGGACTAAGCCCGAAGGATTGGAGTAGGTGGTTTGATGTGCGCCGTCTAAGATCGCGGCGGCATGTCTGCCCCAAGCACCAAAGCCGATTTCAGCTTCGAAGGTTTGGGCGGTCAGCGGATGGGCGTTCAACTGAAACACCATGCGCATACCGTTTAGGGCGGTGAACTTATCCAAGCGGTGAACAAGCGGCTTTTGCGGTGATCCGGTCGCAATCGCGGCATAGTAACCGGAAGGCACCCAAGAGCGGGTATGAAC